AGATAGGTTTAAAAATATTGTTGATAATTTTATGAGAGATAAAATCTCCGAAAGGAAATCAAATGGAAGATAAAATAATTGAAGACTACAAAAAAACAGGCTCCTGTTTAGCAACATCCGAAAAATTCCGCTTTGCAGGGTGGAGTTATAACAAAGTAATAAGACTGCTCAGGCAGAGGAAAGTTATTAAAAAGCCGGGTAACTTTTACGGGTCTGAACAACCGTTGCAGGTTGACAACTCAAGGGAGTTCAGATACTTAACGGATAAGGAATTGAATTTTGAGAATGAAATTAAAACAGCATTATTTTGAATAGTGATGAAATAAAATTACGGTTAAGAACTTATTATCTTTGGAAAAGAAGATTCTTTTTCGCAACCACAGAACAATATTTAAATGTTGGGATTGCAGATGTTCTTATTTGGGATAATAATTTTAACTTAATAGAAGTGGAAATTAAAATTAGTAAATCGGATTTTAACGGTGAAATGAAATCAATAAATCAAATAATGTTTGGCGGGGATAGATCTAAATGCAAAAAACATTATAAACACGATAGGTATCTGAATGGATTTAATCATGCTATGAAACCCCACAGATTTTATTTTTGTGTGCCGATAGAATTAAAAGATTATGTTTTGGAAAAAATTAAGAATACTCCTTACGGGTTGTTAGTAGTGGATGAGGAAATAAAACATTTTGCTTATTCTGTAAATATTGTAAAGTCAGGAAAATTATTACACAACGAAAAACCTGATAAAAAGTTAATAGAAAATGGATTTAGGTCTTTATGTTATGAGAATTTGAGATTGTTATATGAAAATAGAAATTTAAAACAAGTAATAAAAAATAATTCACTAACGGCGGAAAGGTTAAAATGAATCTCTGCGAAAAATGTAAATCAGAACTTCCCGAAAGCAGAACTATTCAGCAGAATAAATTTTTACACGTATGCTTTGGGATTTTAGCAGAACATTCAGGTTGCAGTCTTAACCAAATAAAAATACTTCTCAAGAAAGAATTTGGATATTACAATGAAGTATTAAATAAAAAGACAGGCGAAGTGTTAATCGAATATAAGTCCACTGCAAATATGACAAAGAAAGAATTTAGTGAGTTTACTGAGCAGGTTATAAACTTTGCAGGATCACACGGAGTGAACATTCCTCCGGTTGAAGATTATTTGTATTATAAACAATTAAATAAAACCCAAGTTTGATAATTTTACTTTGCTATTTGTTGCAAACAAAACTATTTTTGAATAACTGTTAGTAACAGTAGATTCACAATCTAAATTGTAGGGTATGAATTTCAAATGGAAACAGGGCAAGGTTGAAAAAATATGGGGGGTATGGACTATTACATATTTTAGCATTAAAGTTGCTTAGAGAAGAGATATGAAAGCCGTTTTTACAGAATATTACCAAAAACATTATTTTTAAACTAAAATTAAAGAAAAATGGATAAATTAACACTGGTAAAAGTTTCAAACAGAATTGACTTCTTATTTGATATTAGGGAAGAGAGCCATTATGGAGAAATTGAGCTTATGATTAAATCCTTTCTTGAACAAATTAGATATGAACTAATGACAGCCACACCAAAAAAAGTTTACAATGCTCTTTTCCGTTCTGATGATATTTATATAAGCCTTACGCAAATCAACGAAGTTTTTAATAAATACTTAGACCAAAACTAAAAATGACAATTCAAGAACTATCCAATAAAATCTTTGACGGCAGCTTTTCAAGGGAATCACTTTTGAGGTTGCTTAAAAAATATGTTGTAATGAAAGAAGAGGAATCTAAGATCGAAATTAAATTAACTCCGCTGAAGGAGAATGAAAGTAGTAAAATCGTAAATTAAAATAATTTAAAATTCCCTAATTCCCCGTTTATGATAACAGTATTAAGCATAATAGCAGCAGCATTAATAATATTTCTGATAGTCAGATTAATTTTAACAATAGCAAATGACTGAAAAGCAGAGAATATTGAAGTTAACTGACCAGGAGAATGTAATACTGACCGAAGTATTAAATTACATTCGAAGAATCAGAGGTTACGAAGAAAATAAGAATCATAAATCAATGATAGGCAGGTTGAATCTTAAGGTTTACAATGACCTGCTGGAAATGGAAACGATAAATTTTAAAACAACAACTTTCAAATAATTCTGTATAAAGCCGGCAGGTGAGAAAATTTGCTCTTAACTTTCTTAAACACTTTTCGAGATTCATTTCGAAACTCTTCTTGGGAATTAAGTAATAACAGGAAAAGAAAAGGTGAACAGAATTTAAATATAATAAAAAATTATAAATATATGATAAGGATTGTAGGAATAGATAATTCCGATATTGATTCAAGTATCAATAAAACTGATTTTAAAGAAATAGATTTGAAAAAACAAACAATAAATTATAAGAAAATGGAAAAACTAACTTTACAGGATTGCTTCAAATATCCGAACGCGAGAATAAAATTTATGTTGGAAAACAAAGATAACATATATGATATTAAAATTTATTATTCGTTTATAAATAAATTGGGTTGTGAAAATGGGATGTATGATTCGTCAATCCCAGTTTCCGACTGCAAACTTATCCTCAGACCGTTAAGCAGTTTGACGGATGAGGAAAAGGGAAGATTAAACCTACTTGAAAGACGGTTTCCTAAAATGGATGATACATCAGAAACTTTTAGAAAGCATTATCAAAAGCAATCCGACTATCTCCGCAGTATCAACATTGACATAGACAACCTGCAAGAAAAGGGAGTTGCTGTTTATGAATGATTATAAAACAACTCTCAACGATTATGCTCACTCGGAGGGGTAAGCAGAAAAAGTCCTGACTTGAGAACTCAGGCATACAAGTAAGCCAAACCCCTGACACAGATCGGGGGTTTTTAAAAAAAATTAAACCCAAAAAAAATGGAAAAACTAACTTTGGAAGATTTACACTCAAAATTACAAGGATGTTGTTATACTGCAGTAGGGGATGAACCCGTAATTAGTCAGGGAAGTGTTAAAGTTATTCAAGATTTTCTCAGACAAATCAGAGATGAAATAATTGAGAAAAGAAATGAATCCCAATCTTACTACACAAGCAAAGCAATGCAAGATATAAATGAAATTTTCAACAAATACTTATGACAATTGAATTAAATCTTGACCTTGATATCCGGTTTGTAAAATACGGGAATAAGCATAAAGCAATATGCGATAAATATAAAATGATCGGAAGGTCTGATGTAAACTTTGAAGAGGCTCAGAAAAATCTGATCGAGCAGATTGAAATAAAAATTTGGAGTGAATCATTTAACTTAAAACTTAACATAAAAACAAAATGAATTATTACTTAACAGGTTACAGCAAGATAACAGGATACATGGTTTACAGGTCAGCCTTAACGGACAACCTCAAAGAACTATTGATCGAAAGAGAAAATTTAAAGAATACTTTTAATTTTATTTTAAGAATAAATAAAATATGAAAAAATCATACAGGCATCTTAATAATGATTATCTTGGTTACGTTGATAATCTTTTAAAGAAAAAGCCAAAGAAAAGATTCAAGAATATCAAGCCTCAGAAAACTCTGAAGCAAAGAAATCAGACAATAGAAAACGGGAATGATAATATTTATCATAAATTTTTAAATTATGAACCTAAAGTATGAACTGGAAAATTAAAAAAGTAAAAGTTTCAGATCTAAATGAAAATCCAAGTAATCCCCGTAAACTTACCGAAAAAGGTTTAAAGGATTTAGAAAAGTCAATTACTAAATTCGGCATTGCTGAGCCGTTAGTATGCAATACTGATTTAATGATATGCGGGGGACACGGTAGAAAGAAAATACTTGAAAGATTAAACATTGCAGAAGTTGATTGTTACCTGCCGGAAAAGAAACTTACACAGAAACAATTTGATGAGTTAGGAATAAGACTGAATAAAAACATTGCAGGCGAATTTGACTTTGATATTCTTGCAAATGAATTTGAAGTTGATGAACTTATTGAGTGGGGTTTTGAAGAGAAAGAATTAGATTTAAATCTTTGGAATGATATTGATGAAAGTAAACTTGATGAGGTGCCTGAAATACCTAAAAAAGCAATTTCAATGTTTGGGGATTTGTTTGAGATTGACGGGAAGCATAGAGTTTATTGTGGAGATTCAACTAAGAAAGAAGATGTTGAGAAGTTGATGGATGGAAAGAAAGCGGATATGGTTTTTACTGACCCGCCTTATAATGTTAATGCTCAGAGCAGAAGCAAGAAAAATGGATTAGATAAAATTAAAAATGATAATATGTCAGATGATTTATTTGAATCTTTTTGTGCTTTATTTATTAAGAATCTTGTAATGTTTAGCAAGGAAGGTAGCCCTCATTACTATTGGCACAATTATCGTTGCCAGTATATATTTGAACAAATATTATTGCTCAATGACTTAGTAATCAGGAATCAGATTATATGGAAAAAAGATATCCCTTCGTATTCAAATAATGAATATAGACAACAACACGAGGTTTGTTTTTATTGTCACAATTCTAATATTAAAAAACCTAATTATTACGGGAATAAAGATTCATCTGTATGGGAGGTGGCTTCAATTCAATCTGCAAAAAGTGTTGGTGATAATGGGGAAACTTGGTTCAAAGGCGGGTCAAAAACTTTAAACCTTCATGTCACTCAAAAACCAGTTGCATTATCATTAAAAGCAGTTAATGGAAGTTCAAAAAGTGGGGATATTATTCTTGATTCCTTTCTCGGCAGCGGTTCAACTCTTATCGCCTGTCAGCAGACAAACCGCATTTGTTACGGAATGGAACTTGACCCGATTTATATTGATGTGATTTTAAAGAGATACAAGAAGTTATATCCTGATGCAGTATTTAAATGTTTAAACAGGAAATTTGATTTTGATAAATTATTTAAAGAGATATGAAAAAGAAAAATAAAGTTGGGGCTCCCGTAACTAAATGGACTCCTGAATATTTGGCGGAGTTCGAAAAGAAAATTATTGATTACACTGATAAAACTAAGATTCCTATACTTGCAGAATTTGCTTATCAGAACAATATTTCGAGAGAACAACTCTACCAATATCCTGAATTGACTTACGCTATAAAAAGATTATTGCTCAAAAAAGAATCACAGCTTGAAAAATTTGGGCTTACAAAGAATAGTTCTATGGCAATATTCTCATTAAAGCAATTAGGCTGGACTGATAAATCAGAAATCACCGGCAAAGACGGAAAAGATTTAATCAATGAGGTTAAAATTACAATTGTTAAATGATACTTGACTTCAAATGCTCTTCCGTCTTTGAAAAGAATTACAGTGCTTTTTTAGATCCAAAAATAAAAATCATTGTTAATCAGGGTGGCAGCCGTTCAACGAAAACATATTCAATCATTCAGCTGTTAGATACAATTGCCGTTTCCGAGAAAGTAAATACAACGTTCACAATTGCAAGGAAAGAGCTATCGACTTTAAGAGTTACGGCAATGCGGGATTTCTTCGATATACTGATTGACCAAAACGCATACAATCCGAAAGACCATAACAAATCAGAGAATACTTATCAGCTTCAAAAAACATTGATCGAATTTGTGGGACTGGATTCGCCGACAAAGAAACGGGGAGCAAAGCGAAAACATTTATTCATTAACGAAGCAAATGAGCTGACGTTAGAAGATTGGCGACAATTGATAATGAGAACTACGGGAAAGATATTTTTAGACTTTAATCCGAGCGAAGAGCACTCATTCATCTACGATAATATACTGACAAGAGAAGATGCAATATTAATCAAGTCTACATATCTTGATAATCCGTTTCTTGAACAAACACTAAAAGAAGAGATTGAAAGATTTCAATTTGAGGATGAAAATTATTGGCGTGTATACGGGCTTGGCGAACGTGGTATATCAGTTGTTAAGATATACAGTAACTGGGATATTGTGAACACTGAAGAAGAATGGAATGAGCAAATAAAGAAATGCAAAGAAACAACTTACGGCTTAGACTTTGGATTCAATCACCCGACGGCGTGCATAGAGATAAACGAAAACGAGAATGATATTTATTTAAAAGAAATAATTTATAAATCAGGATTACTTAATCAGGACATTGTTAATCTGATGAATGAAAAGATTCCGAACAAGAATAAATATATCTATGCTGACTCTGCTAATCCTGACAAGATAAAAGAAATATCACAGGCGGGTTTCAATGTTCACGAAGCGGATAAGTCAGTCAAAGACGGGATTGATGCCTGCAAGCGTAAAAAGTTTCACGTGCATAAAGATTCAGCGGGATTGATTAAAGAATTTAAATCGTATTCGTGGAAGACAGATAAGAACGGCAATATTCTTGATGAACCCGTTAAGGCGAAGGATGATGCTATGGATGCAATGAGATACGGCATATACCGGAAAGAGTCTGAACCGCGTGTATGGTTTATGTAAAAAATAAAATAAATTGATTATGACCAAGAGAAAAAAGAAAAACAAAAAAAGAAAGAACAACTATGCAGAGTCAAACAAAAATATGAAATGTGATCGAATAGAATGGACAATCCCGTCGAGTATATTCCCGACATTCAAATCGTTTGCCGAATCTATTGGCATTAAAATCAAAACAACTAAATAATTTAATTTGCATATTTCCTTTTTTTAAATTATTTTTGATAGACTGTTATAAACAGTCATAGTTCTGTAAAATAAGCTCCAATTAAAATCCGTTAAAAATTATAAAAGGCGGGTATTTCAAACTTAAGGTTTAGGTTTGAAGTGCCTGCCTTTTTTTATTTATCAAAAAAGTTTGATCAAATACCTAAAGCATAAATTAGCAGAGTTCGTAAAATCAAACGTCACCGTGTCAATGACCGACTATCCCGCTTTTAAAAATAACTTTGAGTCATATTTCAATAAAACATCCAACAAGAACCAAACGTCGTGGATATTCGCTTGTATGGATGTGTGGGGAAAGCATTTCGCAGGGGTTAATTTCAGACTGTATGAAGAAAGCGGTAACGGTGAGAACAGGGAAGAGGTTTATAAGCATCCGATAGTCAGTATGTTTAAAAGACCTAATCAATTTCAAACGTGGTGGGAAATCAAATACAGATTTGCTCAACACTTCGGATTATACGGCAATGGTTATTTATACAAACTCAGGAACGGATTAGGATTGCCGATGTCACTGATACAGCTTTTACCGGGTTCACTTACAGCCAAGCCGTCTAACTCGGGTATTGTTGAAGAATATCAATATACAGCAGGTCACGGAGTTTATACGCTCAGTGCAAAAGATATAATTCATTTCAAATATCCTGACCCGGATAATCTTCAGGTTGGAAAATCTATCATTTCAAACATAGCGAATGAAGTTGAAGTAAATCAGTTTCAGTCTGCTTACCAAAAACAATTTTATAAACAAGGCGGATTCTTAGGATTAATATTTACAACTGACCAGCAAATGGGTGACGTTTCTTTTAATCGTGCTAAGTCAGAGATACAGAATAATTATACGGGTGATATTGCTAAGGGGTATAAGGCGGGGCTGTTCGATCAAGGATTGAAGCCAATTGCTTCCCCTTACTCAATCAAGGATATGGATATCTCTTCGCTGAAGAAACTAAACATGGAAGAGATATGTGCGGCGTTTCAGGTAAATAAATTTATGTTTGGAATGGCTGAATCTATAAACCGTGCCACAGCTCAGGAAGTTACACTGCAATTTACAAGCGGAGTCATAGAACCTATAATGAATTATTTTGATGTGGTTCTTACTCAGGATCTCGCAATGGAGTTCGGAAAATCATTGTGCATTCAGCACGACAACACTTCCCCGCGTGATCAAGAAGGGGAGTTAGCCTGGTATGAATCAATGACAAAGACAGGGTCAATAACTCCGAATGAGATAAGAATATTTGAGAATCTTGATCCGCTGAATATTCCGTCAATGGATATGCCTATTGACCTGAACAAGCAAGTTAAAATTAATCAAACAGTAAATTAAAATGGAAGATCAGGAATTTTATTTAATCGAGGACAGCAAAGCAGAGAAGTTAAAAAGCGAACGTGCTATAACTCACTACATCTCAACTCCGCACATTGACAGAGGTAAGGATATTGTCAACCCAAAGGGAATGGACACAACCGATTTCGAGAAATCAAAGACAGTATTCTATAATCATAATTACGACAAACCCATTGCAAAGAATCTTTGGCTGAAAAGAACAGAGGACGGTGTGAAAGTTAAGACACAATTCAGCGAAACTCCGTTTGCAAATGATATTTATACTCTGCATTTAGAGGATATAATTAAAACGTGGTCAATCGGTTTTGATGTTCCGCGTCAGAAAGGACGTTGGAGTGACCCGGTCGAAGGAGCTATTACTTTGGACGGCGGGACCGGAATAAGAACAATTAACAAATGGATACTGCTTGAATACTCTTCCGCTCCGCTTGCTATGAACCCAAATGCTTTGGACTTGGCTAAGAATATTAAATCCTATCTGAAGACCGATGAAATGAAAAATGTAATTGAGGGCTTTGAATATAAGTCTGAAATACAATTACTGCTCGATGCTCAGAAGAAAGAAATATCTGATTTAAAATTATTGATCGAGGAAATAAAGAATAAAGATACATCTGAACTTCAGAACGAAATCACAGAAATAAAAAATACTTTGCTTAAAAAATCAGTGGAGAGTTTAGAGAAGAAAAAAAGAATTTCACCGGTTGAAATTCAGAAAATGATTCTTAGAGAACTTAGCGAGATTACGGGCATAAGAGAATAATTTAAACTTAAAATTAAAATGACAAAATCAGAAAACGAAAAACTTGAGGAGCTGTTAAGAAAGCCCGCTATAAGTTTATCAGAGGGTGATAAATCAGACCTTGAGATCCTAAGAGAGAAAAAGGAACTTGAAACAGAAATTAAATCCGCAATGGAGACCTTTTTCAAAGACTCTCCATTCCTTAAGGCTCAGAATCCGATTGATATTTCTCAGAAGAAAGAAGAAGAACTTCTTCAGAATCCAAACTATGCCTTGAGTAAAAGGCTTACGGGTATGTTCAAGAATGATTATGCAATGATTAAAGCTGCTGACCCGGTATTAGTAGCGGATAACGATGACGCAGGCGGTTATCTTGTCCCCGCCGTAACAGAGAATAAGATATATGAACTTATTCCTACGTTCGGTCAGGCAAGACAGCACATGACTGTAATGCCTATGGGTGGCGGAGTTATGAAGCTTCCGAAAGAATCCGCATTACCGACTTGGACATGGGAAACTTCAGGTACGGGTGAAAATGTAGCTATTTCTTCAAGCAAGCCTACGTTTGGAGCAAATACACTGACTCCGGCAAAGGGAAAGGCAATTGTTGTACTCTCCTCTGAAATGCTGAACGATCCTAATATTAACGTAGGGGCTTATGTATTGAGCAAGATCGCACAGGCAAAAGGAACAGGAGAGGATGCTCAATTTTTCTCAGGAACAGGCTCACCTTTCACCGGAGTATTTGCATCAGCAAACACATTCGGCGGAGAAACAAACCTTACCGCAACAAATGTATTTACTTATGACAAAGTTGTGGACTGCTCACTTGCTATTGACCAGAACTATGCAGCGGGTGCAGGTTGGTACGGCTCAAGAACCGTGACTGCTGCATTGAGAAAATTGAAAGATGACCAGAACAGACCGTTATGGATTGACCCATTTGGAGGCAACCCTGCTTCAATGTTAGGATTCCCTTACACGATCGTTGAGAACGCTCCGAACAATACCACAGGTGATAACAAACCTGTATTATTACTTGGTAACTTATTGAATGCTATAATCGGCGATGTTATTGGGGGCGGGTTCAGTGTGAAACTGTTAACTGAAGCAACAATAGCGGGGACTTCACTAGGAGAAAATGATCTTGTCGGAATAAGAGTAACGGCTCGCTCTGGGTTCACACCGGGAATAACAAGCTTGTATTCTGCATTAAGGCATCAAAACACATAATTCATTAATCTTTGGGAGAGTGGAATTGACCTATATTCTGCTCTCCCGAAATAAAAAAAATAAAATCATAATGAGATACAGAGCAAAAGAAAATTTCAGATCCTTGACAGGAAAGGAATTTAAAAAAGGGGATATAGTCCCAAACGGTGATGCAACAAAAATGTTGAAGCATTTGGTGGAGGTTGATGAAGACTATAATTACATTGATCCAGTATCACCTGGCGAAAACAAAGTGATGACAACAAAAGATTTAAAAACAAAATAGATCTTTTAAAAAACATCTAAAAAATTAAAACTAAATAAAAAAATGAAACTTAAAATATTTGCAACACTTTTATTTTTGGTAATTGCCTTCGGATTTCAGAAAGAGGCGAAGTCGCAGGATGCGGTTGAAACATTCTTTGCCGTTGGCGATACGACTGAAACATTCAACGTTCCGGCGGGAGCAAATAAAATATTTATAACAGTTGTGGATTCCTCTGTTGCCGGGACTGATACTATTTGGGCTCAGATAAAGATAAGCGGCGGCGTTGTGACTTCATACAGTCCATTAGCGGTAAGGAATGCAAATGCTACTGCTCCGACTACTTACGTGACATCAATGATACCGGGGGACAATACAGCAGGCACATATCAATTTGACGCTAAGGAAATACCGGGTGCAACATTCAGGGTTTACAGGTCTAATGTGAGCACAAACAATGCTTATGCTCCGAGAACAAGAATAACAGTTAGCTTTAAATAATTATGGATGAATTAAAATTAATCGAGATAGTATTGAAAAATGGGGGGACAATTAAATACGTCCCTCCTATTGGTGATTCTCAGAATCCTCCAATGTACAGGATAGACATAGGACTTCACAGCTCTTCAAAGTTAAAATTAATTGATGCCGTCAATGATGTAATTAACATGGCATTCTTAAATATGAGAAAACCGAAATGATAACTCTGTCAGAATTAAAAAATTACCTCTCACTCACAACAACGGATAAGGATAACATTCTGACGGGGTTTATTAATTCTGCTACAGATAAGATCAACGCTGAATGTAACAGAACGTTTGAAAAAACAGAACACACTGAATATATAACCTGCTCACAGTCATATGATACATTGTTCCTGAAAAATTCCCCAGTCAATTCAATTTCTTCAATTCAGTATTACAACGGTACTGAATACGCGGATCTAATTGACGGCTCAGGTGATTCGATTGCTTTGAATGTGGAGAACAGAGGCGACTATATAGTCTTACGGGGTTACAATGTTTACAGCAAGGATATAAAGATAGTTTACAACGCAGGTTATAAATTCATCACCGGAACGGGAAGATTAAGAGGTGATATCGGAAGCACTACAATAACAGGAACAGGGACTTTATTTACATCTGAAGTTGCAATAAACGATTATATCTCAGTGAACGGTAACAGATATAAAGTTACTGCAATTGCCTCAAACACTTCTTTGACTATAAGTTCAGCAGTCCCCGAAGACGTGGGACTAAGTTCATACGCTGTTTCAAATGTTCCCGAAGACATAAGAAATGTATTGTTCAAAATTGCCTCAATGATGTATTTAGAAAGCGGTCAGGGAAAAGATCTGCTGTATAAATCTTCCGAGGGAATGGGAAGCGGTGCAAGTGAATCGGTTTCTTATGAAAAACTTGATATCAAAGATTTTATTTCAACCTACAGATTTGTAAACATATGACAGTAAGACAGAAACTAATATTACAGTTTGAGAATGACCTTCCTAATCTTCTTGCACAATATGGCTATGAAAATAATTATACAAATTTTGTCAAAGGCGAGATTGCAGGCAGTAAGGTGAAAGATTATCCTTGTCTGTGGTATCAGGCGGGCGGTGAAGATATTACAAGAGTTGGTGAGGGTACTAACAATCAGTTATGCGAATTGAAGTTCGGAATAGGAGTTCATATACAGACTTTCAAAGAACAGGGATTACTTATAGGTGAAAGTGAGAAAGTTGTAAATGATATTAAGAGATTTGTCCACAATGATGTTTCTATCACGGGTTACGGAACAGCAGATCACAAGGTTCTTCAATGGAATAAAGTTCAGAGTGAGTCACAGTTCGGAAGCTGCGGAATAAAGAAGTGGGGAATAGAAAAAGTTTATCCCATTCTTGATACTGCAGGCGGTAAGGCGGAGATAGTATTCGGAATAAACGTGGTCTATTATGATTTTCACAATAACATTAATAATTATTCAACGATTTAAATTATGCCTAATATCAGATTACCTCAGACCAAGACAGATTCTACAGGGGATGTGCAATATCTAAGCGGGTATGTGGTCGTGTTGCGTGACAGTCCGTTTACAACTAATACCATTATCGGCACAGAGGTTGACGGAGTTCCGGGTTACTATGATTTTGCTGATGTTGAATACGGCGTTGCTTATCAGCGTTGGGCGGGAACATCTCTAAGCACATTATCAGTTGATGAAAGTTTTTCAGATGAAGACGGAAAGATACTTGCAATAATTCCGGATGATACAATTGTTCTTGATGCAAATGATTTAACGGATGATGCACCTTATCTCAAAGCAGCCGGAACAGCTCCAAACAGATACTGGACAGGGGGAACAGGGGGCGGTGCTACTTCTTCAGCCGGAGTTGATTATTTATATGTCAGAGGCACAATAGTTCAGCATAACGATGTGCAGAGTGGGAAAGCATTCTTTGGAAGCACTATAGTGGCTTTAGACACGGGAATAATTCAGGCAAATATAGGAACTCCCGAAGTTACAATAGCGGATTCATTTTCGAGGACTATGTCAAGCAAAATTTCAACGGGCATCTATGCTTTGCAATTCAGAACTAACAACGCAAATAATTTCGTGGAAAGTTTAGCGGGACTATTTCAATATAAGTTTGAACCAAGGATATATACAGTATGGGGCTCGAGGCAGGTTGATTTTGTTGAAGATCCGGAGGCGGGTGATGTTTACTATTCTTCAAACGTTCCCGAAGTCAAAGGGTATTTGGTCTTTGACAACAAAGAATATTTTACGGGATATGCAGACGGACAACCGGTTTCAACGGCTTACTATCAAGACGGACAATTAATAATAAAGACCTACGATGAAAATTGGGTTTTAGCGGATGAGATAATCGAACAGGGAGTTACAATTGAAATCAGAGCATTTGAAAGTATTACAGCATAACAATGGCATTAAAAGTTAAATACGCTTTCTTAACAACGGAATCCGCCGAACCTTACGCATTGCAGTCGTTCATTGACGGTTATGAATCTGCAGGCGGAGTTTGGGACGGTACAATTGACGTTGAAGAGAATGTGACCATTGATGAGATTGATGCGAACTATATGAATGACCTCATTGATGATGATTATGAAATGCTGATAAGAAATACAGGAACTTATTCAAACAGTTTAAGTATTCATGGGGATGCTTTAGCAAACGGATTAATATCGGTCATTCCTTCGGGTTCAAACAATTTTGATGAAAGACAGACAGCCCCGAATACATTTAAATTTACTGTTCCGTTTTGTGGTTCCGGCCCAAGAGATATAGGCAATGCTACTTCTTACCCTTGCGTATTTTATGACCAGTCCTCACAGGAAGAGTTTCAGGATATAACAATGCTGAAACAGTGCGGGACTGAATATACAATCTCACAAATAAAGCGTGTTAATGCTACTACTTTATACATCAAATTAAGCGGAGTAACTGATGTAAGAACAGTTGGGATAACTGAACAGGGCGTTCCTCTTTATATTTCAACAGCATTAACGGGAACAGATATAAGTCCGTTACCTTCAGGAACAATCTATACAAGTAATGTAATTGATACGAATGACCCTTCGTATTTTTCAATAACTTTCAATACTTCAGCCGGATCAACCTCAGGTTATCAGTCAGTGACAACCGGAGCAGTGAAATACGGTTCAGCTTATTCAGATGAAGTATTAATAATTCGTGACGGTTACAATGTGGATACTCAGGGAAGCGGAATTTCAATTAAGGATGTAACAGGATTTGAAAATAATCCTAATGGCAGATTCGAAGTAAGCGAGTATGTGAACAACGACGGCTATGGTAACAAAATAAAGATACGGCATTCACTTGGAACAGGTTCTTATGTAAGCGGCGGGTCAATGATATTTGCTACGCAGTCATATGCAACTCCATACATAGCGGGTCAGCTTGCGTTCATAAAAGATTCTCTTAACTGTGATTGGAATGAAGCGTGGGGAAGAGCAATTGCAACAGCCTCAAATTACCCTGACTTCGATACATACAACGGCTATGGATATATAAACGTGGCGGATGCAATAGCTTTGGAAGACATTTCACTAAGTCAGACAGCTATTTCAGTGGATGTATTTACCTATGGCTACGGGGATGACACTAAATATCAGACTATCACCTGGAGTATTGACCCGTTCGCAGAATATTATGAGATATGGTACAGAGGGGAATTATGGGTCACTCTTAAATCTCACATACTTAAGTATCAGCTGATTCAGGAAAGAGGCGGAAAAGGCACTAAGAATTATATTAAGATACGTTCCAAGCGTGCTGATTCATACGGAGAATTTTCGGAACTGCTTGAACTGCCGTTTTACAAATACGATAAAGGAATTTTAATAAACGAATATCAGGAATCTTAAAAATAAATAAGGAGAAATAAAACTATGGGAACTCCCATTTCAACAGTAAATTTAGCTCTTGACCAGTCAGCCGTTAATGGTGACGGTAACGCTTATTGGTGGTATAAGAGAGTTACTTCGGCGGGGGCTGCTCTCGGAACGCCTGACACGTGGCATCTGGGAGTCGGAAGACTTTCATCTGACTTCGAATACGGCAAACCTGAAGAGCAGTTATTTGACGAAGGTCGCAATCCGTTTGGAACAAAGAAAGGTCAGCTGACCGCAATGCTGACATTGAAATCCGCTCAGGATGAGGTCAACACAGAAAAATTCTTAACACGTGAAGTTGAAGGAAAATATTTTTCAATCGTTCAGGGCTGCGGAATATCACACTATACAAGTCCGGTAAACTATGCTAAGATAAGATTTCTTCCTATCTGCAAAATTGAACAGAGCTATAAGACTGCAGCTCCCGACGGCAGAGAACCGGAATTTAAGATAAGAATACAGGCTAACAAATCAACGATCACATTCGGAGCGGCAACGCCTAACACGATCAATGAGCTTATAACTGACATCAACGCAAAGTTGAACCTTGATTCATCCGCTTCAGATACAACTGTGTTCAGCGTCGGTATTGATAACGGTTACGACGTTCAGGCTGTAAAAATGACATTCTAAAAACTTTAAATTATAATTATGCCTAAAATAAAATTAACATCGCATCCTCACATTGACAGTACAGGAAAACTGTATGAGGTATATGACGAAAACGGGAAACCGAAGATACATGAAGTAGACAACAAATTCATTGAGCATCTTGACCTCTGCGGTGCGAACTATGAAGTGGTAAAAGAAGAAGTTAAACCTGCTAAATGAAAAAAGAACCGGTAAAGAAATATAAAATTCAGGGCATGGAGTTCGAGTTTGAGAAACCATGCCTTAAACTGACTCAGAAACTCGAAGAGATATATGACAGGTATCTTCAGCATGAAAAAGAAAAGCCGGAATTCCTTTCTTTGAAACGGGAATTTAATTCATTGCGGAATAAAATATTCGCTTCGCTTAATCCGGAAGATCTCAGTAAAGCTCAGAGGAATCCGGAGAAGATGTTCACGTTCATCAAAGACAAGGATTTAAAGGTTGAGGTTCTTTCAACAATTGACGAATATACTTTAACAAGCCTTGATCTTAAAAAAAGATTTCTGACAAAAGGAAATAACTTACAGGATATTCTCGAAACCTGTTTAAGCGGTGATGTTGAAAAGATAAATTACGATGTAACCGATGAAGCTTTCAAGGAACTAATGGAAACGGGGGCTGATGTATTCAATGATTTTTTTTTATTTATGAAAGGCTGAAAGATACTTACAATGCGTGGATATTAGGATTCAAAGATTTCACAGTCCCCTCCGATAAAAAAGCAAAAGAGAAAAAAGCATTCGCAAAAGTTTTTAATTATGAATATATGGTATTTATACTATGCAGGTTTTACAGTTGTCAGAGAGATTATGCCTGGAATAATTACGATATAGATGATGCGGTTTCAATTCAATCATTTTTGAAATACGAAAATTACATAAGCAGTCCGGATTAAGTTGATAAAAACTGAATTTAAAATACAGACCTCGCAGGGAACATTCGATGAATCCAATTATCAATGGATAGAAAAATTCTTAGTTCCGATTGAAGCTTCTTTAAATACAATAGTTTCAGAAAAGGATTTAGATGTGATTGCGGGAATAATCCGGAAAGATATTATCAATGAGCGTATTTCGGGCGGAAGGGATATTTTCGGCAGTGCTTATCATCCGTTGGCACCGTCTACGATCAAAGCAAAAGGAAATGCAAGACCGTTAGTAGATAAAGGAATATTAAGAGAATCAATCAAGACAGAACACGGAAAAGATTTCAGACGGATATTTATTGGCGGAGCTCGTGCAGAGATAGCGGAATATCTTCAATACGGCACAAGGAAAATGGATCCGTTCCCGTTCTTCGGAATTTCAGATGAAGCATTAAAAGAGATTGATAACTATTTAGATAAAATTCAAAAAGAAAAAATAAGTGCCTGAAAATAAATCCTTAAATATTCTTATCAATACCAAGTACGAGGGGAAAGGTTTAACCGACCTCAGAAAGGATTTTAACGATAACAAAAAAACTCTTGATGAACTGCGAAGAACTAATCAGCAGACTTCAGATACTTACAAGAATCTTGTAAGAGAGCAGGGACATTTATCGGATTCAATAAGAGGACTGACAAGAGAGTATAAAGGTTTATCGGCACAGCAGAAACAAAGCAAGTATCAACTTTTAGAATTTGCTGAAAATTTAACCGTTGTAAGTGCGGGGCTGTATGCGGTTTCAAGCAGAGTAAAAGATTTTGCAGTAGACTCTATCAAAGCAGGTGCAAACTTAACGGTTCTAAGAGCTAATTTTAAAGGCACTCAAAAAGATTTAGAACTATTTGGCAAAGCTACTACGGGGAATCTTGGAGAGGGTGCATTAATAAAGCTTTCCAATAGAGCAACTGATTTAGGGTTTGTGATGAAAGACCAAGCGTTATTATTTGACTTAGCGGAAAACGCTTCTGATGCTTACGGCGGTTCAATCGAAGAGAACTTTGACAGGGTTGTCAATGCAATTTCTAAGGGCGGGAAAGGGCTTGAGCAATTAGGAATAAGCACAAATGTATTTAAGGAAAGAGCAAATGAGCTTTCACTTTCTTTATACGGATTAGCTTATAAAGATTTAGATGCAGCCGAAAAGAGAACCATAGGATTCAAGACGGCAATATTACTCACAGGTGGTTCGCTTGAAAAGCTCAACGATAAATTACCGGATGTTGGTGATAACATTGCAAACTTAAGCAGAGGCTGGGAAACATTCAAAGAGAAACTCGGAGAGGCTTTAATAGCACAGGCAAATTTTAACGACGGACAAACAGACTTTTCGGAAAAGGCAGGTGAGGCAGGTAAGAAGATAGGAGAGTTTATTGGCTTCTTATCTAAAATGGGCGGATATATACAAACAGCTGAAACAGAATTATTTAAGTTGGTAGTTCCTTACGATAAAATCTACAACGCTGTTCAATCTGTAATTGACAAGACAAAAGAACTATTAGGCGTTCAGAAAGAACAAACCGACGGAGTTCGTATCCTTACTCTTGAGGAAAGAGTTAAGGCAGCAACAGACCACATAACAGGCAATACGATACCTACGATAGGGGTTACAGCCGATGCCTACAAACCACCTGCAGGTTCGAGAGGAAGTGTTTCACCGGAGAAAGAAAAAGAAATAAAATATATAACTGATAAATTTGCAGGGTTAATATTATACGATATTGCAAAGAATGTAAATGCTCTATTACCTAATTCAGCATATAGTGTAACCGGCTCAGCTGTTTCTTTACCGGGCTTAGGTAACGAACCTATGTTTACGGGGAAGATTGCACCGATAGAACAGGAGTTATCTAAGAATTTTATAACCGTAAATAATGCCATAATAGACGCTACTCATTCACTCAGTGCTTTCTTTGGGGTCTTAGCGGGTGGCGATAGCAGTAACGACGGGTTCAAAGATTTTATGAAATCAATTGTAAATACTTTTATTACTTCGATTGAGGCAATGATACTTGCAAGTGCGGCGGCAATGTCAGGAAAAGCAATAACAACGTTTGGGTTATCTTTGTTCACTGATGCTCCATTACTTGCGGCTGCTTTTGCTTCTCTTGAATTAGCAAGGGGAATAATCGGAGGCTTAGCCGGGGGCGGTCAGGCAGTCGAGGGAAGACCTTATATAGTCGGTGAACAGGGTCGGGAAATGTTCGTGCCGAATACCACAGGTCAGGTGATTAATACAATGGATCTGAAAAATATGATGTCGGGAAGTTCTTCAAGCCCTACAAATATTTACATTAATTCCGAAGTTGATTTCATAAGATTTCATAAAGTCATGAATGCTCAGGTAAGAACAAGGAGACAGGATAAAATATTATGATGAAAGATGTGAACATATATTGTCAGGCTTACGATTGGGATGCTTCAGTTCAGATATCGGATTGTAATTTTCATTCAGGGGAAGCTTATGATGCTATCGGCCCGACCATTGACCTTAAAGAATTTATGCTTGATACTGATTCATTAAAACTAAGATATGATTTTGATGAAACAATGGAGGATAATACGGGTCAGCAGTCTTTGTTTTTCACTGCTTCAGATGTTGAGATGACATTATCAGACTGGAAGCCGCTTTCAGACGGTTCAAGATTAAGAGATTATTTTTATTTATTCCTGACAAGTTCAACCTATGACAGAATAAAATTCCTTGTTAAGATATACCGTTCCGGCGTGTTGGTATTTCAGGGCGTTATTCCAAGAGATGTTATAAGTGAGAAGTTTACAGGAATGAACGATGACAGAACTATAAAGCTCTCTATAATGGGCTGGGAAAAAGAAGCAAGGGACTATTATAAAACACAGGAGCTTATCGGATTTGGTTCATTGGCATTTACATACGTTAAGCCAAGCGGTTCATTGGTATATGCAGAGTTGAGAGATGTTTTAGAGGGTAACTTTCCGAATGACACTATCAACATCCCCGAATCCAATATTGAAGACTGGAGAGTGACAGAGTTTCCTGAAATGTGGCTCAGTGCTACATCAAACCCTCTATACTTTCCCCGCTGCGGATACCGTCAGATTCAGAATGAATATGAAAGGAGATTTGACTGGCTGTATAAACTCTGTATGTCAATGGGATGGATATTTTACTACTTTCCTAACGGAACAGATATGGAACTGAATATCAAGAACCGTTATAGTTTTGACTCAGGCATACCGATAAAGCAGATTGATGTTAAAAATATAATCTCAATGTCAGCATCAAAGCAGAAAGATAATATTGATTTTGATTATGTCATAATCCTTAACGGGACTATGATTGGCGGTGACGGTGCATTTCCTAACGGTCACAGCACAAGCAGTGATCACAGAGGCGAAAGACTTCATTTTGTTTCTGAAAAAACTTTGACTGATTATGACTGGACAAATTACGGATTGCATTTTTCTTCTGTCAGTGTTTCGGGAAGTAACTACTCTTTTGTATCTGTGACAAATGACAAATTCATTAAATATTACAATGAAAATGATTCACAGTTTACAATTTCGCAATATACCTATTCGAGTTCCTCTGCTAATGCTTATACAAATTATACACTGAACAAAGAGAATATTTTATTTTTGAATTGCGGGCATAATGCAACGGTCAAAAGAAGAATAAACTTAACAGGCAATGGTGAAGCTGATTGGAGATCGGGTGATCCTTACGGGAATACTGATCTTATCTATTCGGGATGTTACGGTGAAATGCTGTATCAGCAGAACGGGTCAGACCCTTATCATTATCAGGATTATGTCAAAGGAACTGCATTTAATGATATCCCGGCAAATCAGTTATTCAACAATTATAAAAAATTTACAAGAAAGAAAAATAATAATCTGGTTCTTAATGTAACGGTCAATGAATTTATTATTGACCCAATGCAGATAGTTCAGTTTGTCAATACTACAGAAATTCCTTATACAAGCTCAAGCGGAAATAAATGGTGCATAGTTTCATTAGAGGCTGACTTGGTAAATGATACAACTAACTTAAATCTTATAGGAAACTCTTAAATGTTAGACCAGTTAAACGACAGGATAAATCAGGCGGTGAGGGGACTTAGTCAAAAAGTCACATTGCCGGTACGGGAAGAAGTTGTAGAATCCTCTCACGATGCAACAGCGACAAGTGAAACACTGCTAGTAAGAGTCACTACTTCATCACTGACAACGGCGGCGAATGATACTTATACAATTAATATTTACAGCCCGATGATAGATACTGACTCAGACGTGTTCCTTACTGTGAAATGGGGAACGAATACTCAGGGTACGGCAATACCTGTAAATCTTGTAACCTTATCCGGTTACTGCACATTTGAGCTGCTCAATCTTGATTATTCAGGTTTGGCATTAGCATTTAACGGGACTTTTAAAATATCAGTATTAATATATAATTAATTATGGCTTTCGAAACTCATTATGGTTACGACTATTCAAAGCTTCATGTATTAGACAGCAACTTTGCAGTTGTAGAGTCTATCAATCTTCCGTTATGCACATTACAGGGGAATGTGACATCATTGCAAAGTTACGACATAAGACACGATCTCATAACCAATGAAAGCATTTCAGTCAATAAAGGCTATCGTGGAATATGGACTCTTAACTGGAATGACTTTGCAACAAAAGATTCTCTTGCAATATTTCTGAAAATATTAAAATATAATTCTGACTTTTACAAAGGCAGAGGATTAAAATATTTTTATTTCGTGCCTCACTCTGACAAACCTTACATAATGTTCAGATGTAATATTGCAATCGGTTCGTTTGATTTCAAATTGCTTGAAGCTATGGACCTGACAGACGGATACGAATTGCCTGTAATAACTTTTGAAAGTTGTAATCTGATTGACGCGGATGAACCAATAATAGAATTTCCCGGTAACCCTGCTCTATGGATAAAGTCCACTGAAGTATGTAAGGAATTTGATATTGCCGACACAAATACATACATCACAAGAGCATTAGACAGCTCAGGCAATTTCCGGCATATGACAGGAAATACCCCGACGCTGATAAATGATACTCTCAACGGATACCCTGTGATGAATTTTGACGGAACAGCGGATACTTTGAGAACATCAACATTCACACTTGAACAGCCTATAAGCATATATATCGTTCTTGCTCAAATGACATGGACATCAGGGGATTATTTATTTGACGGATATAACAAGGATACAAGTCTTGTGAAACAGAGAACATCAACTCCTCAGGCAGGTTACTCGACAGATAATTCCGCATTCTTAACGAATACGTCTGATTTGACACTGACAAGCTATAAAATACTTTCCTGTTTATCTGATTCAAGGGCATCAAGTGCATCAAACAATTCCAGTGTTCAGGTCAACAATAATACTGCAATCGTAGGCACGACAGATGACAGCGACCTTGCAGGTTTCACGTTAGGAAGTGCGGGTGATGTTGTAAGCGGTTTTTCAAACATAAGGGTTGCTGAATTGATCGTATTTCCTGCATTCCATTCAGCTGCTAACAGAACAATTGTAAGAAATTATTTAAGCAGAAAATATTTTAACACAACATACTAATTATGAAAAAAATAATTTTAATCATCTTAATGCTTATAAGTGTAAATGTTTTTTCACAGACACTTACAACTTATTATTCATTTAAGACATATCCGACGAGTATCAATAAAAATATTTACTGGTACGGAGTGAACTTCTCAAGGATTGATTCAGTGCTTCATTTGCTTGCAACGGGAAGCACAAGTTTTGATCTGACAGCTTTCCATTCATTCTCAGGAATAAATAATTTCACTAACGGCACAACATTTTCAGACTCAGTGAGAATGACAAGGTTAAGTGTTGATACGCTTACAATCACAAGCGGGAAAATAGACTCAGCACGAATCCCGAGCACGGTAAAGATTGACACTGCGAAGTTTGCTCATACGGATACTTTAACAACGGAGTCTGTAAGAAGTGTATGGAATTTTTGGAATATAGTAGCATATTATTTACCCCCTACAGTTTCATCTTTCTTTCAGGACGCAGCAAGAGCAAAACAATACTTTTTGCCTAACTCTTCAAGCGATACATTAGCAACTATCTCGCAAACCCAGACACTTACAAATAAAACTATAAGCGGGAGCAGTAACACATTTACAAATTTGAAAAGAAGTATAATGTTTTTTACCGCTTCAGGTTTTTCTCCGGCTGATGCAACAACATATTATCTTGGGGGTTCCGAGGCTAATGCTCCCGAAAACTCTGCGGGTATCAGACGGGTTTATTTTCCCGTTGCCTGCACAATCAAAGCGTGTGTAATTTCCTGTTACAAGGGTGCAACAGCGGGAACGACTGAAAATGTTGAATCATATATACGTTTGAATAATACAACTGACTATACTATTGTAACAAATGGGCAATGGACTACTGCAAACGGTTCAGACCAAATGACGAATACATCAATGACCGTTCCGATTGCAGCGGGTGATTATATTGAATTTAAAATAGTTTGCCCTACTTGGTCAACTAACCCGCTTAATACAAGAGTAAGTGCAACTATATCAATCGAATAATGAAAACGGCAACACTAAGCGTAATTAAAAAAATAATATTCGCTCCCAAATAGCGAATTAAAATATTCCCCAAAAAAGAAAAGGAGAATTTTAATTGTTAATCACTCAACAAACTCCGTATAAATGGAAAAAATAATGGATGCAATAATAGACCAAATAGTCCAATCCCCCGCAATAAGTAAGGCAATGCTGTTAGGCTTAGGATTGCTGATAGTCGGGATAGCAAGAGGATACTATAAAGTTGTTACAAAAAATTACAAATCTATAATGAAAGAGTTCAAATTGTTTAATTACAAAATAGAAGCAATTGACACAGCATTGGAACATTCTTTAAAAAATGGATATGCTAATGCGAGAAATCAGAAGTTTCAGGAACTCAAAGACAATGATAATTTTATAAACGATTAACAAAGGAGAATTAAAATGATTGAGGTATATATTTATCTTCTGCTTGGAATGTTGGGATATTTTCTGACAGACTTCGCAACTTTCAGCAAATCCGTTCCGGGCATTTCCGGAAAACTTGCTCAGCTTGACGTTTACATCGGTATTAACTTCCTGTATATGTGCTCAGGACTTATACTAGGCGTGGCAATAGTAAGCCTGACAGATATTGGCGACCTGCCTTTCCTTGCAAACATAGGGTTTCCTTTAAGACAATCTCCCGAATCTGCATTTGTATTAGGACTGCTTAATCAGTGGATTGTTATCAAGGTAAGAAAATTCAAAAATTCTTTATTGGTTGAAACAAGAAATGAGAATGTAATTAAAGCTAATGATATTTTATGAGTGAACTCGATGAAAGATTTTACAGACCTGACCCGGAACAGCTAAATAAGATAGTTCCTACAGTAAAAAGAAAACCCAAAGTGAGTATCATACGGGTATTTGTAAAAGGGATTTTGGAATACTTAATAAAAAAATTATGAGTGAACTCGAAAGAATAATTGCATTAGAAAATCAAATGGATATTGTCAGTCCGGGTTGGAGAGATCCAATAATAATCGATCCGACTTTAACAAAACCTATCTATGAGGGCATAGTCATTCAGTCACTGACTCAGGATTATTTTGTATTCAATCCCGCTTTTCTGCTTAACGGAAAATTTACGGTATATGCACGAAAAGGTAATAACGTAATTATGGGAACATCAAATGACGGATTAAGCGGTTGGACTTGGAGAGATACGAACTGTGCTTACGGCTCAATTGTTTATATGCCTGACCTGAATACTTTCAGATGTTCATATCATAAATGGCATTTTCAGGTTCACGGCAGGTGCACTTCTTTTTATCAAGGCTCAACTAACGGCTCAACGTGGTCAGATATGGCGTATGATTTCACTCAGACAAGCGGAGAAGACAGGAATTTATTATATGATAACGGACTGATAAGAAATTATATCAGAGTAAACCCCACTCCGCGAACAATCGGATACTGTGAAAGCTCAAACGGATACACCTGGACTCCTATTGTTGAGATTCTTAAGCCTGACTCACAGGATATTCCCACACTTGAATTTTATGAAATGTCAGTGATTAAAACCGTAAGAGGTTACTTCGGACTGCTTACAACTTATGACAGAGCAACGGGCATTGTAAATGTTCAGTTAGCACATTCAGTAAACGGTAAAACCGATTGGAGAAGATTGAACAACAGGAATAACTTCATAGACCGTAAAGCAGGCATAAAACAACTCTTCGGTAATTGGTCAGTGATAGGGGATACTGCTTACATTTATACTATTGAAAATGTTGAGGATCACGAACACGGCGGAAATCATTTCAGCTGCAGGTATAAAATTTCACTGACAGAATTATATAAATATCTTGACTGACAAAATAGTAAAAGAAATAAGCAAAAACATAAATCTCACTGACAAGGAAATTGCTTTTATCCTTAAAAAGAAATATCCCAAATATTTCGGATTGGTTAGAATAGATTCACTTCGCCGGAGAGTCGGCTACGCAAGAGAGGAGAACAATTTAAATAGACCCGTTTCAAGTAGACCATTATTAGAAAAAGATATCGCTAAATATCTCAAGAAGTATAAAGAGCAAACAAGCACATCAATTTCTAAGATGCTACATTTGAAATATCCTGAATTTAAACTAACTACAATATTTTACTATGTCCACATCAAACGGCAATGGGAAACTTAACATTCCAGAGGGAATAATTGAACTACCTTTAAAACCCTATGAAATAAAAAACTCTAAAAATGTTCTGATTATTTCAGACACTCACTTTCCTTTTCACGATAAAAAAGCAATTGAAACAGCATTGAATTACAGAGATAACATTGACACGGTTATTCTATTGGGTGATTTAATGGACTTTTACGGGTTATCCCGTTACAGCAAAGACCCGTCTAAACCACGTTTAAAAGATGAAATAAATATTTGCAAAGAATTTTTACTGCATATCGGTAATAAATTTAACAAGGCTCAGATTATTTACTATGAGGGAAATCACGAACAAAGACTTAATAAATACATTTACGATCACGCTGCTGCATTGTTCGGTATAGAGGCTATTACTTTAAACTCCTTGCTTGACTTAAGTAAGTTAGGAATAAAATTTGTTGAAAATGGTGTAGGTTTAAAACTATCTTCGGCTTTCTTGCTTCACGGGAATGAGGCAGGTTCTAAAGGCGGCATAAACATTGCCCGAACAATGATATTAAGAACTAATGATAATTGTATCTTTGGGAACTTCCACAAGACTCAGGAAAGCTCAGCAAAATCATTAGCCGGAAACGAATACGCTAATTGGTCGATTGGCTGTTTGTGTGGGTTGAAACCTGCGTATATGCCTATTAACCAATGGAATCACGGGTTTGGCACAATGGAAGTATTTGGAAAAGAATTTGAATTTAATAATAAAAGAATATTGACTTCTTATAATGTCCGATAGCGAAACCTTGAAAGAACAAATAAAAATACTGCTCGAGAAAAGGGAATTAAGGTTAATCAGTTTAGAAAAATTTCTTGAATCGGTTATATTAATTATTAAGAGATGACTTTCAAACAAGAAACCCCTTACAGCTGTGCGGCCTCTGCCGTCAGAAACATAATAGAATCTTTCGGCGGGGTTGTTCCCAGCGAAAAATATGTCAGGCGAATTTGCGGGACTAAGATCCAAGGCACTGATGAAAAGGGATTAGTCAAAGGATTAACTAAGTTAGCATATCACAGCGAAGAATTTTATACGGAAAATGAAACAACTTTCAAGAATAAACTTATTAAGATTCTCAAAGACGGTAGGAAAGCAATTACGATCATACAGGGAAGTTCACACTGGATAGCGGTCACAGGTTACGCAAACAAGAAAATTGTTTTCTGTGATTCCGATTTTAAAAAAGCCGAACAGCATTTTACCGTTAAGGAATTTCTTTTGATAAGCAAAAATATTGACAAGCTAAATAAGAAACAATTTTACTATATGATAATTGTCAGTGACATTTTTGGGTAAAGTCATAATTTTTAAGATTGAATCTATAAGATAGTTTAACGATATTAGCAAATGATATACTTCATAATACTTTTAGCAACACAATTAATAATTTTTTACAAACTAAATAAATTAAAACAAATGGCAGAATCAGCACAAGCAGTATTAGATCAATTTAAATTGGACTTGGAAGCTGCAAGAGATGCTATCATTGCAAGAATCAATGCAATCCTTGAAGATGACGGCTCAGACTTAACAGCAGATGAAGTAAGAGAAAGACTTACAGGAATCAGAGATGACCTCTCAGGCTTAGGCAATCCCCCGGCATAAGAATTTTTTCTTGGTTAGTCTATACAGGAATCCACTTCGATTAATTTTGAAGTGGATTTTTTTATACCCGTTAGGATATAATACTTAATGAATCAAGCTAATGTATACCCGTTAGGGATTTTTATTTAAATTAAATTCCTTATATTTGCACTGTAAATGTTTTTCATTTTGGTTTGCTTTGGGTTGAACCCCGTCAGATCCGGCGGGGTTTTTTATTTGATATAAATTATGTATTTTTACATAACATTCTTTAACAATCAAACCAAAACCAAAATGAAAACAATTCACAATCTAATCGAAAACTTTGATTATTCAAAGTGTGTTTTAATCCTTAACAAATTAAAAGAAAGAAGACTTGTAATTGAAGATGACAAAGAATTCTATCGTAACTACCACATTGAAGATTTAATTGAAGATACATTGAATATGTATGCCGAATTAGTAAGCACGTTGAACACTGATAATGAGATGAAATACATAAAACAAAACTACGGATTAAAGTTATCAATGGACAAAGGGGATTTCTCAGATTACACGGTTGAAGATGGCAAGGTATTTTCTGAATCAAAATACGGCATTCAGTTTAACCTTGAGTATGTTCCTGTTTGGGACTACGTTGATGTTGAGTCACCTAAAATAGATTTTCAAATTTTTAAAACTTCAATCAATTAATTATGAGTGATGAAGCGTTAAGTGCTATAAACTATTTTAGGAAAAAGGAAAGACAAGACAGACGGGATATGTTTATCAAAGATGTTTTACCGTTATTGGAATTAAAATACGAAGTTGTGTCCGGTGGTTGTGGATCATTCTATCTTATTGACAGTAAATATAAATTTTATCCTAAAGCTAATTCAGTTTATATAATTAGCGGTAAGTCTTGGATAAAAAAATATGCTTTAAATTGGATAAAGAAATATCTATTGTAAGTTATTGTATCATTTTATAAATTAGTAAGTCTTCATAAGACTTTTATTTGATTACGAACAGACAGAGCAACCTTTCAGCTTTGTCTGTTTTGTTTTATATATAAATTATGTAAATTGCATACGGTTGTATTTGTTCTTTACAGTGTTCCGAGAAAAAAAGTCTATCAGATGACTTTTAAATTTACCCTGCTGAGTTTTTGTTCAGTGGGGTTTTTTGTTGTGGGGTTATTTTTAAAAAATATTAAATTAAGACTTGACAGTTATATATATATATATTATTTTTGAATAAGTAAGTAATTAATCAAACAACTTAAACAAAATGAAAACCCTAAGCGAAATAACAGTAACTGACCTTGAATCTGTGAATATAGATTCCTTTGATAATTCGTATTTCCCAATTGAGCATTTTATCGAGGGGATTTTCAAATCTTTAAATATAGAATACTTCAAAAATAGTGCAAATACGGGAACTGTATACTTTAATATAGCTTGGAATGAAGACAGAAATATAAAGCTGAGATTAGCGAATCATAAGAAATCTAATTATCTCGGAAGAGAGATCGATTCCGAAATAATATACAATGAAGATGCAACGGAATCCGACATATACAATGCCTTGTATCAAGAATTAGCTTGGAGATTATAATTAAAACTTTTAACCAAAACAAATTAAATATTATGCCTAAACTAAACAATAAATTCCCAGTCCTTGTAAATTTCCCATCGGAGGTTTATGAGGTATTAAAAAAGGTTGCAGACTCAAAAAAGAAATCTGTAACATCCGTAATTATTGAATCCGTTAAAAAACTTAAAATAAAATCAAAATGAAAACTACAACCCAGCTTTACAATTTCTTAGACACATTCAGCGGGAAAATATCCCCGAATGATGCAATGAACATTGAAGAGGTTACCGATATTAGTAATCTTAATATACAGATTCCTGAAGAAAAATCCGGCATTGAGTTACTTGAGGAACTTGCAAATTCACACTGCGAAGAGTGTGGATGCGAAAAAGAAGATCCGAAAGAAAAGTTCTGCAATGATTGTCTTTCAGAATTTCACAGACAGGACTTGAGAGAACAGGCAAACAGGGAGGAGGACTTATAATGGAAATTAACTTCTTGAAAAAAGTTTTAATGAGCAATGCAGATTATTGGGTCGTTGCAAAAAGAAATTCTTACAGAAATTTCGCAAAATGGAAACAAGGCGAGGATTCTATCATGCTGGTTTCTTTTCCCGGAATAGAGGTTAACTTAAAGTATGAGGAAATTACTCTAAAGCATATTGAAGATTTATATAAAGCAAAATTAGATTTCAATATATTCCTTAATGAAGATTACCCGCCGTTTCAATTCGGTCAAAGCCTATATGATGTATATGACGGATTCCCTTTGGAAAATACCCCGGTAAAGAAATTTTTAATTGCAGCATTACAGCTTGGAAGTAATTTACTTTATGAATACGAAGATTTAAGGAAACAAATTTCACAAACTTAATCAACAAGCCTTTTCAGCGACTACTGGAAAGGCTCATTTTAAAACATAATAATAAATTATCATGGCAAAAGTAAAAGAGTCGGAAACAAAAAACAATTTAGAAAATTTTGCAACTACATTGAAAGCAAAAGATCATTTCATTAAAGCATCTTTCGGGGGCTTTGCGGGTTCGGGTAAATCCCGAACAGCTTCGGAACTCATCAAAGGCATTTACAAAGATTTAAAGATTGAAGAACCTTTGCTTATCATTGACAATGAAAAGGGTTCAAGGTTCTTGGTTAAATTCTTTGAAGATGCGGGGATCAAAACTTATGTAAAAGAAACTGTTCAGTTAGCGGATGTTATTGCCGCCTTTAAGCTGCTCAACGACGGTGAGATCGGATTTCTATTCGTTGATTCACTTTCTAAGGTCTGGTATCAGTATGTCAGAGATTATAAGGCAGTCAACAAAAAAACATTTATGACTTTACAGGATTGGGGAAAGATTTTACCGTCTTGGCAGGAAATGTTTTCAGATAAATTTGTTGACCTTTCAGGTAATTGTGTATTCACGGGACGCGGGGGATATACTTACGATATGGAAATAAACGAGGAAACAAAAAAGAAAGAGTTCAATAAGTCAGGTGTCAAAATGAAATTAGCGGGTGAAACTCCGTTTGAACCGGACATAAACGTTTGGATGGAAATGGAACAGGAAATTAAAGACGGTTCTCCTGTAGTTTGGAGAGAGGCACAAATTATGAAAGACAGGTCGGGTTTAATAGACGGAAAGATTTTCAAAAATCCTACCTATAAAGACTTTCAGCCTGTTGTAAAATATTTAATGAATATTCCTTTGGGAGAAGTTGCGGGAGCTTCAAGCGGTTCTAATCTTGCTCCTTCAGAGAATTTTGAATCGATGAACAGAAGAGCGGAGAAAGAAAAATTGTTCGATGAAATAAAAGGCGTGTTCGATCTTCACGGCTTCGGCGGGACCTTGGGAAAAGAACAAAAGCAATTAAAAGTTTCAATTATCAATACTGTTTTCGGGACTACTTCAATGGAAAGAATACAGGAGTTTGATAATGAAATTCTAAGCGACGGGAAAAGAAACATTGCGGATATATTCGTTGCTCTTGTTGATGTTGAACCTGAACAGAGGCTTGACTTCGTAAAAAATTACGATGTTTCAAAAAAAGCGGTCACAGTTGATAACATACTGGGTTCTTAAAAATTATTAATTCCCGTCACAATATTTTGATTATTTTTCACACAAAATGAACATTAAACTTAAAGTGGCGGGAAGAATTTAAAACTAAATTGAAATGAAAAACCAAGAAGATAGAATATTTAGATTGAGCGGAGAACAATTTATCAAGGCGGTTGCTGATAGACTTACGCAAAAGGGTATCCCCTGCTATGATTCTAACATCGTAAAAGCAATTCAAGGATTATCGCATTATGAATTAAATATGGTAGTGTTTGAGGGAACTTGCCGTAAATGGTATAACGAAATGGTCAATCATTTAGAGGAATCATAAATTTAAAATCCGATTGAGCTGAGTCTCCTTTCAGCACTCATAAATGGTTTGTAAGACTTTGAAACTTACAAGCCGGGCTCGATCGGATATATTATTAACTTAAAAACAGTTTAAATAAAATGACTAAAAAAGAAAGGTTTGAGATTTACGAGAAGATGTTGGAAGATTTTAAACAAGCTAAGAGGGAAATCTTTTAAAGTTGAAGTTAAGAACTCTGAAAAAGATGCTTTGAATCCTAATCAGCAACAATTTAAAAGACGGTATGAATCAGCAGGTGGGAAAGTGTTTGTTGTGTGGGATCTTGAAATATTCCAAACAGATTTTAAAATATGGGTTTGCAAATTTTAAACAATTAAAATAAAACTAAAATGAAAACAGTAATTGTGGAATTAGATTCAAAAGTAACACAGAAATTAAATTTACCTGACGATTTTAAAGGCAACGTTCAGGACATTGCTGATGACTTGAAATTAAAGCATTGCAAAATATTTGAGCAAAGCGAAATATCAGTTAATTATTTAGGATTGAGTGCATTCAAAGAAAAAGCAAAATACAGATTTTTAAAATAAATTTAAAAACTAAAATGAAAAAAATTAAAACAGTTACATTTAGATTTGACAGGAATGATTTTCCGAAAAAAGGGGAGTGGTATTCCGCTGAAGGCAGGTTTCATCAGGCAGGTTTTGATTATACGGTAGGGCAATACGACATCTACACAAAGACAAAAACTGAAGAAGTCTGGAAACCGAAAGCGTGGGAAGAGTTTTACTATATTGATGCTTTCTTTAAAGTAGTAAAAGTTAGTTGGTCTAATAGCAGTGCTTTTAACAGTCTTTTTAACATCGGCAATTGCTTTCAAACAGAAGCCGAAGCTCAGGCAATGGCAGATAAATTTAAAGAGTTGCTGAAAGGAAATTAAAATGAAAGAAACAGTAAAAGAGTATTTAATCGAATTGTTAGAAGAGCATATTGAAGATATGGAATGCGACATTGCTAACGCACATTTAGATTCATCCGAAATTACACAATTGCAGAATGATGTTGATTATGCTAATTATTGTTTAGATGAACTTCTCAAAGTTGAAACATTTGATTAACAATTAACCTTAGAGGGCGGGTCTTTTTTTGGATTGAATAGAAGCGATAAACTAAACGACTCAGCCCTCTTTAAAATATTAAAACGAATATGAGCAAAGAAAAATTAACTCCAAAAATTATATCAAAAGAGATAATAGAAAACTTTGATACTTTGAAATTATCTTGGAATGGAATAACAGGAATAGAATTTCATATTCTTACTTTCATTGAGCAAATAAGGAATGAGGTAATATATGAATTTGGCAGTGATAAGGTTAGCACGGTTGAAATGAATAAAGTTTTTGACAAATACATAAACGGAAAATAAAATTATGCAAGTCATGGTAAGAGAAAGGTCAAGAGCACCACCTAAAACACATTGCAGTCAGTGCTTAGAACTCCCGGTTTAGTCAGCCGGGAGAATTTAAAAAATAAAATTATTATGGAATTTACAAAAGAACAAGTAGAGTATTTAAAAGAGGAATGGACAAACTCTCCCGAAAGAAACTTTATAGAGTTTGCTAATTCGCTTATCAAACCGGAGATAAGATTCATTAATGTAAAAATTGAGTATACCGGGCTTGAATCCACTCTTACCGAAAGCAGTATTGGAAAGGCAATAGCACAATATTTTGATGACAAAGTTACGGCAGATGTTTCGTATATCCCCGAAGGAACTTGGAAAGACACCGATATGATAGAGTTTGTCAGATATTTTACAGGCAATGATATTGATGCGATTAAAAATCACTTTAACAATTTCAAAGCCGAAAGAAAATCAGAGCTTGATAAATAATAGGTTCTTTCCGTGCTTCGTGATCTCATAAATCACTGATAATTATCGTCAGAAAGGGTTAGATCAAAAGCGGGTTTTGAAATACTGTAGAGCTTTAACCGCTCCCTGCGAAGCCGGAAAGTTTTTTAAAAATAAAATTAAAAATTAAACTAAAAAACAAAATGGGATTATACGACACAGTAAACTTTAGATGCCCGAAATGTGACGGATTAATAAGTGAACAATCTAAAGCAGGCGAATGCGGTCTTTATGATTTTGATTCTGACTCAGTTCCCAAAGGCATTGCAAATGCAATTTTAGGAAAGACAGTGTATTGTGAGACTTGCGGGGAATATGAAATTGTTATGCTGAACAACCCCGAAAATGTTAGAATGGGACTGGTAAAAAAATTATGATACTCAGCAAACTCAACATAGTAAATTCTTGGAGGGAAACAGATGTTTTCATCTTATCAATTGAAACTCCGTCGGTATTTATTTTTTTAAAATACTCATTAAATTAAATTGACTGTTAATAACAGTTTTTATATATTTGTATTAACTGAAAGTAATATTATGACAAATTTTATAATAGATGAGTTCCAAATTCAAAAGGATGGTTATACTGTGAGGTATAACCCCGGTATATTACCCGGCAGTTACCTTTTGAGTTTGGAACTTTTTTATTAATAGACTATGGGAATGCATTGTATTTTTTGTAACTCAGAAATATTAACAGAACTCAACGGTGAACCTTATTTATTATATAAAGATAAAACTATTTGTTCTGATTGTTCTATTAATTTAATCCCTGTAATTTTTAAGGGTAACGATAGAGGGGGTATAGTTAAGTATATTTTTAAATCTTGTTTGAGTGATAGCAAAAAACATCGTAGGAGTTTAAGCAAAAAACTTTTTAATGAATTATTAATTCAGTATAATTTTAAATGTTTATTTTGTGGCTCAAAAAAGAATTTATCCATTGATCATATTCAGCCTGTTTCTAAAGGAGGGTCAAATGAGTATAGTAACCTACAAATTTTATGTAAGTCCTGTAATTCAAGAAAGGGCAATAAGTGGACAAGCTAACTTATTTTATTATTACAAGGAAAATATTTGAGTCTTCTATTTGGAGAGATGATCCTCACATTTTAAAATTATTTATTTATTTAGTTGGCACTGCAAGACACAGCAAAGAGCCTAAAAAATATAATGGTTTTGAAATTAAAAGAGGCGAATTGGTAACAAGCCTTTCAATAATAGCAGAAAATAATGAATTTATAAAAAATGGAAGATTACAGCAATGGAGCAGAGCAAAAGTTAGCAGAATGCTTACAGTCTTACAAAATCAAGAATATATTAAATTGATTTCGGACACATACGGGACACACATAAGTATATGTAAATATAATACTTATCAAGACCCTAACACATATAAAACGGACACAACTGAAACGATACTGAAACGGGTTTGTAACGATACTGAAACGGTTTTGCATACAAACAATAATGATAATAATGAAAAGAATGATAATAATGAAAAGAAAGAAGAGCAGTCGGAAAAAACACCGACCCCCCCTAGCTTCATTGATGAACTAACAGAATTATTTGCAGTTAATTATACGAAACACAAAGGACTTGAATACATAATTCAAGAGAAAGACAAAAAAGCGATCGGAATGCTGCTGGCCGGGTATAAGAAAAAGAATCCTCAGTCTGACAGTGAGAAATGCAAATTTGATTTTAATAACTTATTTAATGCCGCTTGTTCGATCAGTGATGACAAATTTCTTTCTCAGATAACTCTTTCAACTTTAAACTCACAGATTAATCAATATTTAAATTATATCAAAAATGGACAAGCTACAAAATCTAAATCAACTTTCACAAAGGGCTTTGACCTCAGAAAAAATACTTGGTATACCGGAACTTGAAATATTTACTTATAATGAGATTGAAGTCAGATCTATTAAACAGGAATTAATCAGATACGCAGCGTCAAAGAATGAAGTAATTCCATTTGAAACTGTTAATTGCTGGTTAATGGATTTTCAAGAGTTGAGAATGACAGTTACGGAAGTGATTAAACGGATAAGGTTAGCAAAGTTAGATAATAAGTTTGGGGTTACGGATTTTGCAGCTTTTATGAATGTCAGACTTTCAGATTATTCAACTCATTACAAACACGAACACAAAGAGCAGCCGGAAACAAAAGTAAAATACGATGAATCTATTATGGGTTATGGTGTTGCAGTCTGTAAATTCTTAATCAAGGAATTCCCGAATATTACCAAAGGCAAAGAGTATGTTATAATTGATGAGTATATCCGTAACAATATGCACGATAAGAATATACTGCTTAGAGATAATTCGGGAGTAACTGCTTTTTACCCGGCAGAATATTTTAAATTAAAACAATAATTAATTCATTCCGGCTGAACTCTTTGGGAAAGGTAAAGGGATACTTGAGAGGGAAGCCGGAATTTTAAAACTTAAACAATAAAACAAATGGAAAAGAAAATTAAAAGTGTGAAACTAAAAAATGATTATCGGACAGAGGATTTTGTTTACCTAAAGGGCCATATTGGTGAAATTGATGATTACGGTCACTGTTGTAGATTCCGTAGGGAAACAGGAGAATATTTATATTTCTCTAAAAGTGATATCGAAAACAACAAAACCGATCTTTTTGAAATCGAATATGAACCCGAAAGAAAGTTTATTGATGTGAGGATTGAGTATGAAGAAGATAGAACTTTTGTAGTTTTAACCGTTGATGATTTACCTAAATGCCTATCTTCTACTACACATTTCTCAACAGAAAGAAATTTCAAAGTCACAGAACTCCCCGAAGTGTATACACGGGAAGATATGGAAGGACTCGCAAGGTGGGTTGAGGGGAAAGACGATAAAGACAAAGATAGGTTTAAAAATATTGTTGATAATTTTATGAGAGATAAAATCTCCGAAAGGAAATCAAATGGAAGATAAAATAATTGAAGACTACAAAAAAACAGGCTCCTGTTTAGCAACATCCGA